TCAAAGCGTGGGTTTCAATGCTCGGCTAAATGCTTCGGTCACCATGGCGATTAAGCGTTTATGGATTTCTATGCGGGTCAGTCTCCCGCCGTCGGAGCAGATAGGCTCGCCGATCCCTTCGGAACCTGCGAGTTCGCTCGCACCAAGTTTGCATTCACCAAACATGCTATAGTGGCTCGCATACTTGATCGTGGAATAGACGCTCTTCGGGATGGCCATCGCCACCCCCGAGGCCAGTGTGGTCTGGGGGATCGTTCCCGATTTGCCGAGGTTTACAATCTCGACAGGAATCGTGATCTTTGAAAAGCTGTCGATCTGGAAGACGTCCACCGGAGTAGGGTCCATCACCATCGCAAATTTGATCCGCGCTTCAAGGTTGTCGCGACCGGCCTGATGCATGTCCATGGCGTGAAGATTGACGCCGCTTTGTCTTACCCATTCACAAAGGGAAGGATTGCGATCATCCGTGTCACAATAACTTGCCAGACGCATTGGATCGATGCGAGCACCTGCCAGCGCCAAGGCAGTATTACCGCCCATAGAAAGCCCGAGAATTCCAACCCGCCCCTCCTCCAAGTGATACTTAAAAAGTGACTGCTGTTGCACAGTATCTAATGTCGCAATTATATCCGCCGGCCTTAACCAAAGCTTCATCGTTTCTGCTGCTGATCTGTTCACCCCTGTATTGCCTGGATGAGTAGGAGCCGCCACTATGAACCCCTGCTTAGCCAAGGGCGTAGCAATCCAGCTCATGGCTTGCGGTGTTCCTCCCAGACCCGCTCCATGTGAAAGCAGGATCAATGGGTATTTGCCCTGCGCAATTGGGGCTTCAAGCATGGCGCCCGTACCCACAAAAAATGCGCTTTCGCCAAGTTTTACGGGGGTGCCGCCTACACCGGCTGGATACCATATAGTCGCGGCTAGGTTGCTGGTTCTTTCTTTTGAGTAGACAACAACCTGACGCACCCCGACCAAATCGTTGGCGGCAGCAAGGTGATGCATCATCAATATTAGTGTGATTGTAGCGCAAAGCGTTGCCGCAATTCGTGTGATCAATTTCATGGAATTTCCTCATGGCCGTGGTGTCGGTCCATAGCTTGCATGAAATAGGTAGTGACGCGCCCTAGAACGTGATCTTGGACGTTTCAGACCACTATTTAGGTCACACGTTGCCATACTTAAGGTGAAACCGGATATTTTCATTTCCAGATCATTGAACCGGTTATCCATGTGCTTCTATAACTTGTCTTTACTGGTATAAACGAGTTCCAGTTATCGCTGCGCAATTATTCAAGATTGGCCACAGGCAATTGATCGCGCCTGCAGAGGTCGCATACGAATAGCCATGGTATGCCTTGATGAAATGAGCGGCTTTGTCGGAGGGATGGCATAATGCCAACCTTGTGCAGCCTCAGTCATTTGGACCTGCTGCGCCTGACCTGCGGAGGTTACTGACGGGTCAGAGATGTCCCGTCGCGTTTTATGGCCATGATGTGCGGCGAGAATACCGATATTAACACGTTCCCCAACAGACTGCGCTGCCATGTTTGCAGCTATCGCGGCACTAGCAGCGTGGATATCCTTGCCGGTCAGGTCGATTTACAGGGGGAGTATTTTGTTTATCAGGAAGATAACGGTATGAGGAGATTGTTTTGAATGAGGACTCAGCACAATGAGCGATGATACCCCGCCATGGGAAAACAAACCGGCCAAACAGGAGGCACTCTATATCCACTGGTGCATGCATGAAGGCTGCAAAAAGTGGGGGAGCTTTGGCTTTAACGGTCGCTATGGGGTTGAATGGTTCTGCTTTGAACACAGAGACGATGGCAATAAAACGCCAAAATGAACCAAAGGTCTGATCCTGCGTTTCTTATGAAGCGGAGGATGAAATGTGCAATCTCTATAATATCAAAATGCATAGCGCCCAGCTGAAACAGGCAGTCGGGTCATATATTGATCTGACAAACGACGCGTCATTTGATGAAAAAATCTATCCTGATTATCCAGCGCCAATATTGCGCAACAATCTGGATGGCGCAGAGCTAGGGTTAAACCGCTGGGGCATGCCTACACCGCCAATGTATGTCAAAGGCGAAGCCGATAAAGGCATAACCAATGTGCGGAATATCTCATCCCGCCATTGGCAGCGCTGGCTTGATGTTGCAAGCCGGTGTCTTGTTCCGGCAACATCATTCAGCGAGTATGCGCAGGAGCCGGATACGAAGACTGGCAAAAAGCCCCTGCACTGGTTTGCAATCGATGAAACCGAACCACTGTTTTTCTTTGCCGGAATTTGGACTGAATGGATTGGTGTTAGGAAACCGTCAGAAGGCAAACAAAATCACACACTGTTCGCATTCCTGACCAGTGAGCCGAATTCAGTTGTTGCGCCTATCCATCCAAAAGCTATGCCCGTCATTCTGACCGAGCCAGAGGAACTGGATATGTGGATGACTGCGCCGTGGGGAATAGCGAAAGAGCTGCAGCGGCCTGTAAGTGACAGCAAGCTGGTAATGGTAAAATAAACCCCCACCCTAATCAGGAGGGGGTTTATTGATTTATCGAGATTCCAACGCCTTCAACCGCTCTGCAAAATAGATGATTTTATTCAAATCATACAAACGGCTGGCGGCATCTTTTTCCCCAAAGCGATAGCAAGCCTTAAAGATATTTCCCAGAGCAAACGACATGCTTTTATGCTCAATCAGGTCGTTTAGCTCAGTCGCGTCCGGTGGTAATTCATAATAGCTAGTCGAGCCACCGTCTGAGGTTTGAGCGCAAACAGGAATGGATCCTATTTGTTGGGGCAAGGCCGCTAAACGCTCTAACGCACCGTCAACTTTACTGAATGTCATGGCTGGCCTCATCGTTGACGGCTCCAATCAAATCCGGCCTAAAACCGAACCAATGTGTATTGTTATCAATGTAAACGACCGGCAACGAGAGATAGCCCAAGGCGCGGACATAGTTCTCAGCGGCAGTATCTTTCGTGATGTCGATAAAGGCTGGCGCATGGCCAGCCTTTTCAAATAGTTGTTTGGTAGCAACGCACTGCCGACATCCGGGCTTTGTGTAGATTGTGATAGTCATGCTGCCCCACTGGAGAGGATAGCGGCCTGATAAGGCAAAAAACATTCTCCGCTCGTCGTGAGATACTGAAACGGCTCATCTGTATAGCCGCCATGTGGGATCATTTCTTTGAGTGTGAATATCGTGCCGGCAGCATGTTGGCCGCATGGGCGAGACAGAATAATCTTCTCGCGGCTGTCTTTATTTACCCCCTCAACATGAAGGCGTGCGTCTCTATCCAGACCATCGGTCGGGCGTGTATATTTCATGGATTTCTCCTCAAGTGTGTGGTGTGGTGGAGGCGTAGAAATAAACTAATCGGGGGATAAATTATGAGCGACAAAGCTGCTTACGTACTTGCTGCGGGTATTATCGTTGCCGGCCTTCTTTCTGGGGGGATTTTCACGGTACAAGCGGGCAGTAGTGGTTCGATTATTATAATGAATAGATTTTTAGGTACGATTACGCTCTGTCATTCATTTGGCGGTTGCGAATAATTACGCCGCCCTCTCCCCCTTCACATTATCATTCGCCGCCGCATACTTCCCCACGACCATTTCAGGTCGCAGGGTTGCGCGTCCAACTTCACCATATTTCCGGTGATACGTAATGACTTTTGCAGACCGCCCAGATAGCCAGCCTCCACCCGCAGCGTAGGCATCAGGCGCCGCTAGTGTTTCATGGCGTTCGACATACATAAGGCCGGTCTTGCGGCCTTCATCACTGTGCAGGTGCCCTATGTGCGCATAAGCGTATTTACTACGGCCATATAACTCGCGGAAAATGCCAGCCAGCGTTGCGTCAACATTATTCACGTTGCGTTTGTGACCGTGGTGCATAAAGAGAGCAGTATTACCCCACTCATAGGCATAATATAGCTTTGGGCTGCAATCGACTGTTACGCGAGGTTCGTTCTCATAGATGGCCGCCAGAAGCTCACGCACCCAGACCGATGAGGCCGGATCGTGATTGCCCGAAGCCATTACGACATGTACGTGCTGATGCTTTTGCAGCAGCATATCAATAATGCGGCGGATTGTGCGAATAACCACCCGAACCACTTTATGCAGGCGGCTATCAGCATCAAGAACGTGCCTGTGCGCAGGCGTGACGCTCTCGAGGCTGTCGTGATGAAGCAGATCACCCAATTGAGCCAGAACCGCTGCGTTAGCCTGTGGCGCACCAGCAATAGCTGCTGCAAACCAATCCAGAAGTAGTTGTTCAGCAATCCTCAAATCATAGTCAGCGCCCGTTTCTTCACGATGCGCTAACATTCCAAAATGGCTGTCCGTTACCGTGTATTGATTCAGTAGCTCGGATTGCACAGCAGCAGGCGGTTGCATGATTGTGACGCGCGGCAGCTCTTCTTTTAACGCAGCAACCATGGCCGCAAATGCAGCTTCTTGTTCCTCGGCATTTTGTCCGGTCTTCACCCACTTCTGGATTGTCCGGCCTTCCGCATCCACCAAAGCCGACACGCCTTTTACAGCGTGCCCCTGTGGTAACGCAAAAGGTTCGCCAGCCTCTTTGGTCTGCTTTACCCAAGCATCACCCTGCTTGGACGCAATGCTCTTGATAGCAAAGCCTGGCAAAGTTTGAGCGGGGCCTAATAGTCCATGCTCTGCCGCGCGCTTAAGGCTGGTGTGCATCGTTGTGTAAGGTACGCCCAACTGTCTTGCAGCCGCGCGTATCCCGCCGTACTGCTGATAAGCAGCAGCACGGGCTTGCAGGGTTTCTGGGGTCATTGGGTGGCATCAAGCTCGTTGATAGGGGACAGCTTAATTTCAATGGTGCTTACAGGGCCTCCGGCCTTACCGTCATCAAAGACACCAATGACTAAACGGCCGGTGTACCAAGCAAGTGTATCAAGGTCGGTTCTCCCCTCATAAAGCAGTGGGCCATTTTTAAACTGATGATGACCATGAACGACATGACGCTTACCGTGGCCGCCCTCATAACCCTCGGGGTAAAGCATCCATTGCATTGTTTGTGCCGTTTGTTGGTCGAGCGGAATTGTTTCATCGACACCGGCATGAACAAAAACGCGATGCTCATCCACGTAGATGAGCGGTAAGGACTTTAGCCATTCGATATGCTCTTCTGGAACCATAGCCAGCGCGTCGTGTAGATTGCTGCCATCCTTTGCGCCATACGATAGAAGCGTTGCGCCTCCACCGTTCGGCATCCACCATGTTGCAGCCAAACCAGTAGCGGCAAGGCAGGTCAGCATGATTTCCTCATGGTTCCCCTGCAAGCAAACCCATTTCCAACTCCTTGGGTCAGACGGTCCCTGCATTAGTCGCTCGATGATCGCCGCGCTTTGCGGGCCACGGTCAACATAGTCGCCGGTAAAGACAATAGTACCGCCACTATGACTTGATTGTTCAATGCGCTCGATTGCAGCAAGCAATAGATCGTATCTGCCGTGAAGGTCGGCAACTGCAAATGTCTTGCCAACAGATGCAACAGCGCCATGCTCTGAAACAGGCATGTAATTCTCCTCTATTTAGTTGTGAGTGGTGATCACACGAAGGTAAGTAAAAGTGAGACGGCTATTTGTGAAGGGCGAGAGGGAAATAAATGTTTTTTGCGATGGCGAACTATTTCAAGCGACACAGGACATTTGTCGCTGACACTCTCACGGATATTAATTAAGCCCTGTGTATAGCGGGTAAAATTATCAGAGAGACACCATAGGTATTGACGAAAAATTCATAACATATACCATATATAGTGTCTTGATGATTTGCTTTTAATACAACCATCAAACATAAAAAAAGCAGGCAGCAATAATGCCACCTGCCCTTTGTTGACTGAACAAGCGCCTCAGTCGGCACCCGTCATCATCACGCTGTGAGAAGCCCATGATATGACGGTAAAGGTTAATAATCAAGGCGCTGAGGTTTAAAACTATGGCTAAAACATTCAAAGTGGGCCGTGACTCTGGAACCGGTCAATTCATCCCAGTTTCACAAGCCATCAAGAATCCTAAAACAACAACTGTTGAACGGGTTCCAACGGCAGGAAACGGCGATACTAAAAAGAAATAATACTAGAGGCGCCTTTCGGGGCGCCTCTAATTTATAACTATTGAAATTTATTCATTCTGCTGCCTTCACCAACATGCCGAGAATATCTATACCGGCTTTAGTAAGGATAATAGCAGCACCTACAAGCATTAATGTGTAGAGGAAATTTGCGAATATCGATTGCCATATCGACTTCCAGAAGGCTCCCTTTAATGCCTCACGTAAAATTTTCGGCTCTTCTTCCTCAATAACGGTAGCAGCATATTCAGTCATAACTTGAGCCGCACTATTTCTTGCGCTTTGAATTTGAGCTGGAGTCCACGTTGCGTGATATGCTCTCAGTTCATCCTGCGTGGGCGCGCGGGCATACTCTTGTCGGAAGCTAGTAGCCCATTCACGCTTTGCATTCTTATATATTCCATATGCAACTATACCAATGATGTCAGACATATCATTCTGACCAACAAACCGCTCGAAGACGTTATTGTACTGAGTTGGTACAGGTTGATCTACTGGCGGGGATAGGTCAGCGCTTGGCATTGGAATGAGGCACCTTTACAATGAATCGCCCTGAAACTTCTCTAAGCTTATTATCGGCTCGATTTAGCGCACTATTAAGCTTATCTTGATTAATAACTGACGTCGAGAATTTGCCCTTATCAGATGTGCGCTCAATGAACATACCCGACTTGCTATCCCTTCCACGGGACGAACCCACAGTAAAAAAATGATCTGATTTTGCTTTGTTGTTCATTTTATCTCCGGACTCAATTCGCAATCCTACAAATGGTCATGCGGCTCGATATGACCAACATAGCATTGTGTATAAAAGAAGGTAACCGTCATTCTTGTCGCTCCTTTCATCCACACCCTAACCCACCCGAGTCCTACTCGTTTTCGGCTGCATCAACCCGTCTAATCGGTCGTTGGTGCGGTCGATCTTAGCGCCAACATTATCAATAGCCTTCATAATTTGCGCCGTCTGCTCGGACATACCGGCCTTGGTAACGTAAGTTTCAGCCACGTGAAGTTTATGAGCCGCAAGGTCGGACCTGTTTCGCTCAATCCCGCCATTCAACTTAAACCAGAACCCACCAATTGCACCGAAGATGGTGAGCATGAAACCCACCACAGTCATTAATTCAGCGCCGGTCATCCAATAATCCCCATAGCCAGCACACCAGCCCACATTAAACACCATTTAATCATGGCGTTACCCCACATAATTTTTCTAGTTTAGTATTCTCGACCAATATCTGACGTTTGGTCTCCGGCGTGTCGCTTTGGCTTGCATATACCGGACGCGCAACATCGCAGTAGCTGCCCTTAATCGCGCAGCCACCTACCAAGGCGAGCATCAACATCGCGGTCGCTAAGACGGTTTGTTTCATCTTCGATTTTCCTTGCTTTGTTGACGGCTCGAAGGCGGTCTTTTGTACTATCAGCCGCTTTGTCTGACCGACCCTTGGCGTAGGCTCCAATAAGGATGGCAAGGGCTGCTGCAACTGCAACAGCCCAACCTTTAAGACGAGAGATCATACTGCCCTCTTTAACTCTAAGCGCCCGCTGTGCCACAGATACCAGCCTGCAGCGGCCATCACCGCGATAAGCGCAACGGTCGCGAAAGCCCACGGGTTCGACACAGCGCCGATAAGGCCGGTCACAAACGTACCACCACCTGCTGCGATTATGGTTTGGACAGTCTTGTCTTTGAGCAGTGGCGCGTCGTCGGGCAGAGCTTCATCGGTGTTTGCAGGTTTGAGTTCACGCGCCGCTGTCAGGCTATCCAGGAAGTTCCGATAATAACCGGAGATGAGGCTGGCTTTGTCCGTATGATTGACAATCCGGCGCGCACCTTCTGGGTCTTCCTTGGTAGGGCTGAAATAGTCTGCCAGCTTGCGACCGGTAAATTTACCCTCGACCACGCCTTCAAAGAGGATGCGGATAGCCGTTGGCAGTTCCAAAGCCTTATCGGGATTATCCGCGATTCCGAATTTGTTGTAATTGTCCTTACCAGTAATCTGCGGCAGCCCGCGCCCTCGATAAAACCAGCCGTCATTCCGAGTGTTATTCCCCATCCTGCCGCCATAGACCTTATTGGCTAGTGCTTGAGGTGCACGAACATAAGGCTGGGCGCTTGCAATAGTTGGAAAGCGCGTCGGCCACGTTTTCTTAATCTGTGCCGCTGTTGAGTAATTAAGGTTCTCAACAACCGGCTGCATCTTGCCGCCAGTCTCATGAAAGACTGTAGCAAGAATATAGGCTAGCTGATTGTCCGCCAGTCGCCGTTTCGTAGCTTCAGCAATGATAGCGTTCGTGCCATCAACTTGCGCTTGGCTCAAACGCCCGCCAAAAGGCGCACGCCTCGCATAAGCGAAGAATGTTGTGTTGTTCATATGGGATTCCTTGGGAAATTCGGTGCGTACGCACGCAAGACGATCACAAGATATTCAGAGTGATGGGAGAGTTGATAGACGCCGCCGGAACTACCGTTGGTTAAACGCGTTGATTTAGGCGGTGGGCGTGCAACCAAGATTGGATAGTTACTATGTACAAATTTACAGCAATCGCTGTGACGTTTATGTCTGCTGTCGTCTTTACTGCGCCAGCACATTCACAAAGCATCGAAATAGGGCCGAACGGCATTCGAGTTAATCCAGATGGTAACGACCGGATGGATAGGAATCGCCGCATTGTTCGTGGGGAAATAAGTGAACGACAAGCAGCAAGAATTGCGCGCAGCGAGGGTATGGATGAAGTTGAAAGTATCTCACGCCGACGCAACACTTATGTCATCCGTGGTATAGACCGTCGCGACGACGATATGCGTGTCACCATTGATAGGCGTACCGGTGAGATTCTTGAAATAAGATAAACATCACAAAGTTTCTCTGGACATCCATGATGACTGCACGGTTTTATCCATCTGATTTTTCCTATGATTGTGCCTGATATCAGGCTGGAGTGATTATTGCCGGTCAGGCAAAAGCAGCGTCGATCTGGGTTTGATCGGTAATTGTGCCGTCCAGAATTAGCGGCAGTACCTGCGAATAAATGCCGAAGGCGGTGTTCACATGCGCTCCGACTGCATCAGATATTGCAATAATTGCTGCCGCATCCAGTATTGCAATCTCGCCTGTTGATGTGACCCAAGGCGTTGTAAAATCAGGATTGGCTTTTGCGACTTCACGCGCACCGGCAATCATGATTTTGGAACGGTCGTCGGTAGCAATATGCAGGCCATTAAATTCAAACCCACCGGTTTCTTTCTGCCAGCGTTTGTCGGCGGCATAGGCTGCCAACGCGACCTTTGGATCAACCGGCAGCATCATTTTTGATTTATCAAGCGGCATTTTCTTCCTCCAATCCTAATACATCAGGCTCAACGATGCCGTCAGTTGGTAACGGAACCCGACCGTTAGTGGTAACAGTCACAGGCAATGGAAACACGACTGCATGAGGCGGGTTTGATAATTTGTAAGGAAGGATGACAGTTGCATGGATTTCACCATTGATGCGCGAAACAGCCCCGCCGATCAGGTCATTATCAATTGCATCGACCGGATATGAGCCGCCGTCCGGCAAATCAGAAAAATCAAGAATATCGCCGTTGATGATGAGCTTGCTGCCGTTAACAACCAGCTCCAGCGTTGCATCACTATTTTGTGGAGAAAACGAAATGCGCATTAGAACCACCTTCCAACGGCCATGCCGTTCCAGCCTGCGCCCTCTGGCCGCGCAACTGACAGATTTGCAACCATATCCACATACGTGTTCGCAATAGCGGCATTCGCCATTGCCCCGCCACGATAATCATTTAGAGAACCGGACGTTACAGGACTTCCCGCAAACGCAGCCGGAAAAGTCCATCGCTTTGTCCCTCTAAAATTTGCGCCCGTCGTGGTATCGATGACAACGAGGTCTGCGGATGATTGATGCTTCCAGCAAATCTGAGTGCCATCTGCAAACTTCACAAACTCACCGTTTGCATTGCTTCCGCGTTGCATCAGGTAACCAGTCGGAACACCACCAGACTGAGAAACAGTCCCAATCACGTTGCCGTGACGATATGATTTATCTTGAGGCAGAGAGTTTGAAATTCTGTCATTTGGAACATCACCAAGTGCAAGATATGCTGTCCACGTTGTTTCAGCGGCAAGAACACCCCTCGCAAGCTCTGTCATTTTAGCCAAAGCAAATGATCCAGCGCCGTTGAAGTATGGTACTCTGTTTGCACTTCCCTGCAATCCGGCTAGCGAGAACAGATTGCCGCCGGTTGCGAGCTTCACAAGAGCGGCAACCGCACCAGTATATCTGGAATTATCAGACTGAAACCGGATACAGGTCTGGAAGGTTCCGGCCGCTGCAGGAGGTGCATTGGAGAACAATGTGCCGCCGTTGCCGTTCGCATTGATAGTTGCGATTATGAGTGAAAGGCCGGACGGCGTGATAATCGTATCACCTGCCCTGACCGGCGCAATATTCAGCTGGGCATTGGTTGCCGTAAAGGTTTTTGAACCGCTTGTGATTGTAAGCGTTCCGGTTGTCCAGTCCGGAAAGAACTGATCAAAATTGTCAGCCATGTTGCTCTCCCTTCTGAGAGGCAGAGGATTTACGGGCAGATTGCTTTTCCTTTAGCGCCTGAAGCTCTATTTCTTTTTCAGCCACTACCAGCTTCAATCGCTCAATCTCTTCAATATTGCTGCGCTCCGCCGCCTCTAACTCTGCTATTCGGTCATCCCGCATGACGACATAATGCGCATTCAGCAGGTTCCGATTTCGTAGAAAATCCGCCAGCGCATTTGCTTCTTCAGCTAAGGCTCGCGTATCAACCGTCACAGCTTTACGCTCTGGCAGCGTGCTGTCAGTGCTCATTAGTCACCTCAAATGTTGGATTTCAGAAGTTCAGGAGTGTCAGCGCTTCCAGACGAGCGCCCTTGTCAGCCCGCCGGAATTTGGCAGCCACTGACCCGATGAGAAGTTTCCATCAGGCACACGTCCTTGAACAGCATAAGTGTTATTACCGATCGCTGACCCGCTATCGATAAAAAGCCCATCGAGCGATACAGGTGCACTTCCACCTGTATTCATCCTTTCCATAAACACAAAGCCGGTTGTTTTATTGATAAAGCGAAGCATAAAACCGGCGGTAATGTTTGGCCCTGTGTACACACTTGTATTAAATCTCACCTCAACAAAACTTGTATTTGCTTGAGGGTTGTTGGTTGTCATCGTTAACAGGTCTTCCCATGTCGATGTTGCCGGAGCCCATCCCTGCGGTGGCAGCGCGTTCTGTGCAAAATACGACTGGGTAACCTGATTAAAATCAAGATTACTTGTCTTGATGATGGCGTTGCCAATGTTCGCCGTCTGAGCAACGAAATTATTCGTTACAGCATTCTCAATATTCGCCCATTTAATGTCTGCATTGACGATATTTGCCCAATTGACCAGTAACTCATCAGCATAGAGCTTGCCGTCAATGAAGGCAAAAGGGCGCTTTCGTGCAGAGCGATTGGTAAAGAATATGCCATCTGCATCAATGATAACCCGTGCCTTCCCCTCAGAAGTAGACTCCATTGCGAAAACACCATCAACCGGCGCTCCGCCCGCTGTCACTGATGTTGTCATCACAATGCGTGAGAGTGATCCAGCCTGATTTGCCTCAGCGAGGAACCGCAGATATCCGCCGGCAGAAATCGCACCGACCTGCACCTGTGTTTCTGTAACAGATTGCGAAACAGCAGTGATACGACCATCAATTTCGGACACACTGGATTGCGCAAACTGCCTCACATTAGCAATGTCACCTGACAGTGCCGCATTAACCTCCTCTACCCGCGTTGCAAGTGCCTTTCGTTCCGAGGCTTCAACCAAAACAAGGCGACGATACTCAGCACGACTTTCGCCGATTTCAACAGAGACCTGCTCACGAAAGCCCTGCAGCTGCATGGAGCCCTCCACCATTCCCTCACTGAGAATGGTAGATATTCGTGCGATCTCATTGCTCAGGTAACGCTTATTTGCCGCCTCATCGCGCAAAATCTGCTGATAACTTTCATCAAACTGGTCAACATTGAT